AAAGATCTTACAGATAATGAAAAATCAAATGTCATAAGAGCCACTAGCGAACTGGCCCTTGCTCTGATTTTGCCTACTATAGGGCAAGCCCTTGCAGGAAAAGCCACAGATGACGATGATGATTGGTACACAGGAGCATTTCTTGCATATCGTTTAGGTAGTGAGCTTGAGCAATACACAAGTCTTATAGAACTTGGGCGTGTTGTAAAAAACCCTGCTATTACAGTTACTTTTATCGAAAGAATATTTGCATTGCTAGGTCAAGGAACAACTGACATGAGTAATATTCTTTCAGGAGACGGTCCTGAAGTCTATAAGTCAGGATTAAGAAGAGGCGATTATAAAATAGGAAAACGATTCTATGATGTCGTTCCTTTTTATAAGCATGCTACAAGAAATCAATACATGAAAGATGTAGTAAGTTTCTATACTGAAACATCTCAGGTTAGATAATGTAGGTTATCGGTAAAAAAAAGGGCAAGTAGAATATAACTACTTGCCCTAATCACATAGTAAAACCAATCACTGAAAAACTATGCGATCCTAAGACCTATCGGTCTCAGTATTTTCAATATCATCATTTGTATCATTTGTTACGTCTTCAGAGTCTATCTCTTCTGTATTAGACATAAGATCGTCTACGTCTTGTTTATTAAGACTTTTCCAATCTTCATATCCATCTAATTGTGATTGTATAAGAGACCTGATTTCGTTACTGGTCTCTTTAAGAGTGCCGTGCTTACTTTTAACATAAGGACCTTTATCTCCAGGCCATACATTTATTCCACGGTGTTTTACTCTTTTCTTTATAAAGCGTTGACGTTCTCTATACTCTTCGTAAGACTCGTCATCACGTCTTTTACGACTGTAATCCATAATACAAATATAAAATTTTTATTTGTCTTTGACAAACTGGCCATTTATCATTTTGCCAGTTCTTTTGCTTATCACATTATAAGCACTCAACAAACATGCTTCTATAGTAACTCCTTGCATTTTAGCCTGTATAATAACAGTTACAAGAATATCACCTATTGCATCTATAATTTCACTTTTATCTTCGTCAAGAATAGCATTTAAAAGTTCTGTTAGCTCTTCTTGAGTTTTCATTGCTTGTTTGATAGGCGTAGCCTTATCAAAAATTCCTTTGTCTTCTGCCCATTGTTCTACGGCAGCTTCTAATTCGTAATAAGTCATATTAAAAATTTAAAATGTTAGCTCCTACACGGAGATTTATGTAATGATTTCCATTGTATCCGTAATCAGGACCAAAATAGATTTTATTTACTCTTACATTAGCTCCTACGCCAAACATAGGATAGTATGAGTCTTTAAAATTACTCAGCAATCCAATATTACCATGTAGGCCTACAGAATAAGAAGAAGGCATTTTCTTTTTAAATGTATAAGAAACAAAAAGATTTTCAGATCTATTTTGATAGTTCTGCCATGTAAGAGACACAGATGCATCATCAAATGATACTAATGTATCATATTTATTTACTTCTGTAAGCCAAGTTTCTATTATAGATACAGTGTCTATATCGTAGATAGTATCTACTAAAAGGATTTCGTTAGTAATAGTGTCATACACATTTACAATCCTAGTGTCTACAAATCTAACTGTGTCAGTCTTAAACCTGTCTACATATTCAGTTACATAGACAGGTTTTTCGACTTCAACAGTTTTTGTAATTGTTTTAGTATTTCCTTCTCCGCATCCTTTTAGTGCTACAATAAATCCTAGCAAAAAAGAAATTATATACGGAAAATACTCACTTATTAAACCTCTTACAAGTGGTACCATAATTAAATATTTATTTCACAAGAGCCACCAGCACAAGCTAATTCTCCTTTAAGATCTGTATTGTCATCTACTTCTTTGATCTTAGTAAGATCAATATCAGTTAATTTCTCATACATTTCATTAAACTTTTCTTCAGTAATTTCTTCAAATGGAGCCTGCTGGTATGTACCACCGTCATAAGGCAGTACAGAAAGCCCGTTAAATGTAGCTCTGTTTTTCCACATCCACTCTCCTACAGAGTCCCATTCGTTTTCTTTAATAGAAACAGTAGCTGATACATTATGAGTATTTCTACCATTAATATGACCTTCTCTTACCCATTCGCTATTCCATCTGTTTACTCTCTCAAGCATTGACATTGCAGTTTCATCATTCCTTGTAATAGCACCTTCTGGAGCTTTCTGAGGAATTTCAATAACTGCAGAATTAGGAATAAGGGTCATATCTTCTACAAGATCAGGATGATTATTGATTAAATACTTATATAGTTCTTCATCTTTAGTGCATTGCATTCTACGAATATAATATGGAGCATGCCATGCATGAATACCTGAACTGGTACCAAGAACACAACTTGTTGTACCTGAAGGCTTAACAGTTGTAACTCTTGCTGCTGGATTTATTCCTATGCTCATAGCTGTTTTATAGTTAGCATCAATTGCTACTCCTGCAGCTTCCTTCAAATCCATGCCAAGTACATTTCCATTGCATATTCCTGTCATACCGACACCTACAAGAGCATCTTTCTCTGTAGTTTCCTGCCAAATAGGGCGTAAATAATGAAAATTACTAAAACCTGCTTGTAATGTACCAAAGAATGCAGCAGCATATGCAGCATCATTTAAATCTAATTGGTCTTTTACAATACCTGCGTTTACTTCTGTAAGATTACAGAACTGAAATGGTCTTAATGCAATTTCACAACAAGGATTTGTGCCCCAGTCTTTGTCATTACTAAAATAAACCCCAGGTTCTCCTGCCCCACTTGCTTGAATCTTTTTCCAAAGGCCCATAAAAAAGTCTTTAGTAATTCTATGACGCAGAAGAACTGCAGAATTATTTGCTCGGCCACGTTGAGGATTGTCTTCCCACCACGCCCCTGATTTACAAGAAATCATTTTTTCATCATCTGCAGAAAATAGTGAAATTAATGCAGCTCTACGAATGCCCCCAGCAAGTACAGCATCTGCAATATGACAAACCATATCGTGTACTTCAATAGGTGTAAGCTTTTCACCATCTTCTTTACGCTCAAGCATAAGCTCAAGATTAAATAGACATTTTTTAAGCGGTTCAGGTCCAGGAGCTTTACCACCTGCAGTAACTAAACGAGAACCTTTAGGTCTGATATCAGAAAAATCAAATACAGGTTTAGTTTTACGCATACCGAAATATGCAGACATAAGATGCCTAATTGAATCAGCCCACCCTTCAATAGAATCACTAATAAGATACTTTTGTTTTTACGAGGCTTTACAATATCAGGTAGATTATTTACATGGTCACGTTGAACTGAGTAACCAACACCTGTGCCTCCAAGCAGCAAGAACATAGTCTCGCTGAATGCACGATAATCATCAATAGGTAAATAAGCACAGTTATAGACTCTAGATTCTGACTTTTCAATAGCAGCTCCAGAAAACTGTGCAGCTCTCATAGACATAAGAACTTTTTTCTCTCTTAAAAATTTACCGTATTTATTTATATGATCTGTAATACTAGAATATTTCTTTACCATCATAGTGAGATAGCGATCAACTATCTCGTCCCACGTTTCTCTTCTTTCTTGATTTGGGACATATTTTGCATACTTATTAAAGACAACAATGTCACTTAGGATCTTATTGCTTTTATCCATTTGAATCGGTTTTAAAAAATTTGTGTAAGAATGTAAAGATACTTAAATCACATGCTGATTCCAATCTTTTATTTCATTTTTTACTTCTTCTGCTTTCTTTTTTCTAGCAGAGTATGTAGTACCACGAAGCTCAGGGCATTCTTCCATGACTTTACGCCTAGCTCTAGTAATGCTTTCATAAGAAGACACTTTTTTATCTGCAAGCTTTATAAAAAAATCAGGAGCAGACATGTCAGTAGGGTCATATCCGAGTGCTATTAAATCGTTCCACCATACTCTTGCCATTAAAGCAGAGTCAGCTTCCCTTAGTCTAGGGTCTCTTTGAAGAAGAGATTTGACTTTATTATATAATTCTTTACTTAACATTGTATAAATTGTATTCAAGGGTTAATTCTTCACCTGCTTTGATATGGCGTAAAGTTTTAACATATCTAAAATCTGCAGTTAAATATGCTTTTAAATTAGGAGTATCAGAATGATTTATAAATCCACCAAGAGGTGTTCTAATAAATTGATTTGTAAATCTTTCATCATATATATGACTTATACCTAAATTCTCTCCTACAGCAATTTCTTCTTTTGCAAATAGCCCTAAGCCATCTATTGTAGATGATTTTATTGTAAGCCTGTCATCTAGAGGCTTGTAGTATTTTTGTTTTGGTTCCATATGATTAGTTTTTTCTAATTTATCTATTTTGTATCCCATAAGTATACAAAGAACTAATAGCAATGCTATAGTTACTTCGTATACTATTTTATAGGATCTGTTATACATCAAAATATATAACGTATTGTATTCCACGGAATTATAGAATCATGTAATTTTCTAAATTCTGCAATATATTTTGATTTAATACCTGTCATGTATCTCACATTGACACCTCCGTATTGAGAAATTTTATTTTCTTGTATCTGAGGTACCCAGAGATGTTGTTCTGCTTCAGGATATTTATGTAGATTACTGTGATGTTTACTTTCATTGTGTGTGAGGAATATAACCTCCGCTAATACTTGATCTTTGTAATCTACATAGTCATCAAGCATTTGAAATACTTCTTCATAGTCTTCTTTCCAATTTTTGTTAAAGTATCACAGGACTGAAGTTTACATGAACATCGTAACCACTTTCTATAAAAGCATTAATAGCTTTTATTCTATCTATTATTTTACTGGTATTCGGCTCGTGTATATCAGACATGTGTTGCGGCATTAGGCTAAACCTAATACGTACTTTACCGCCTGGATCAAAGTTTAAAAGATTTGGATTCACATACTTAGTAGCAAATGAACCCATAGCTACAGGATGTTCCTTGAAAAACTGAAATATTTTCTCCCACTCATGATATTTAGCATGTAATGCAAAATCCTCGTTACACGAAATATCATAAGTCACATAATCTGGATGGGTCTGATTAGGCTTTTCAACATCTGCAAAATACGCATGATTGTTCATAGCTGTAAGAATGTCTTCTGTATTTGTAGCTACTGAAAGTCCTCCAGGTTTACTACGTTTCATGTAACAATAGCTACAGTCGTAAAGACACCCATGACCGAAAGAAGGAGAGATATAATCAGTAGAACGTCCTGATGGTCTGATGACCATACTTTTACGTTTTACTTTAGTTATCATGCCCTATTTGAATTACTTGAAGATCATTTTGTGTATTGAATAGTTTACAAAGCTTGCCGTCATATTTAATCCAGCAGGCACCCACAGGTGTACCTGTATACTCACCAACCTCTTCCGTTGTCTTATGAACATCTTCTGGTATCTCTTTATAATACACCTTACCAAGATCAGTACTGATGTAATACATATTAGTTGACGTTAGATCTACATCTTTTTCTCGAAGGTCTTCACGGCCTTCCCAATAATCTTTAATACCTTTCATTTTAATAGTAGTGATAGTAATATTCCTAGTGCTGCTCCTATGAACCACGAAATAAGAAATGA